AAGATAACTGGAAGAAAGTCCGTGTCTGGTTTATCCCTGAGATAGATAAGGGAGAAGTTGATCTACCAGAGGTTACTTTTGAGGAACAGGATGTACCATTTTGATAGAGGAAAGAACAATTCTTGGACCTCCAGGCACAGGAAAAACTCAGACCAACTCTAACCTTATACGAAACTGCCTTGAGGATGGCATCGAGCCAGAGAAGATTGCCTGTGTTTCGTTTACCAGAAAAGCAGCACAAGAGAGCCGTGAACGAGTAGGCAAGGACTGGGGGATAAAGGACGCTTCTTTACCTTACTTCCAAACTCTTCACTCGATGGCTTTTCGTTCTGGTGGTTACAAATCCAGTGATGTTGTACAAGGTGCAGACTTGATTGCCATTGGGAAAGCACTAGGAATTACTTTTAATGCAACTAAGAGCAGTGAACAGGAAAGCGATTTCGATACACTAGGACATTCCTTGGGCGATCTCTACATGGGTGTTTATCAGTTGTCACGAAGTCTGTGCATATCCCTTGAGGAGTGTTACAGAAGAACCGCTAATTACAAATTGCATTGGGGAGAACTAAAGAGGTTAGTTCATTCTTATGAGAATTACAAAAAGGTAAATGGGAAAATAGATTTTACCGACATGATAGAGGAGTTTGTAGCTAGGGGGGAACCTCCTAACATAGAGGCATTGTTTGTAGACGAGGCACAAGACTTATCCACCCTACAGTGGGAGATGATAAAAGTTTTAAGAAAAAACCCTCGAATACAAATTTTTACTGGTGATGACGACCAAGCCATTATGGGGTTTCAAGGTGCAGACGTTAACGCCTTTTTAAACGCTACAAAAGATAAAGAGGTGTTGAGAAAGTCTTACCGATTACCGAGTGAAGTATGGAGCGAAGCACAGCGAATTGTTATGAAGATACAGGATAGAGCATTAAAAGATTGGTCCCCCAAGGAAGATAAAGGCTCAGTTCGTTACCATCAAAACTTTTGGGATGTACCCTTGGACGAGGGCGAGTGGTGCATCATGGCTAGAACTAATTTTATAGCAAACATATACGCTAACATGTTAAGAGAAGAGGGATGGGTGTTTAGTCGAAACGGGCAAACAAGTCTTCCTGCAAAAACATATGACGCAATTATTTCTTGGGAGAAGTTGACCAAGGGAGAAAAGGTTGGCATTGAGGAATTGAGAAATGTATACGGTCAGATGAAAGTGGGAGAGGATTACAAGAAGGGTTCTGGCCCCAGGTCAAAAGCTTTTTTATCTTTGGATCCAGAACAGTCGATTGATATTTCTTTCGCACAAGACAAACTTGGATTAAACTGGGGCAAAGAAGATAGGTGGCATAAAACTTTGTCTAAAATAGACGTTGATACCAAAAACTACATACTCAATGCATTGAAGAGAGGAGACAACGTAAAGAACCCAAGAATAAAAGTGAGTACAATACACTCAATGAAGGGTGGCGAAAGCGACAACATTCTAGTTATACCAGATCTGTCTTACGCATCGTACAAAGAGTATTTAAGAACTCCGTCAATTGAACACAGAGTTTACTACGTTGCCGTCACACGTGCGAAACAATCGCTCCACATAATGGAGCCATATACTGAAAGATATTATGAATTATGAGAGTACCAGTTAAACATTTAGATGAAGCTAGAAAGTTAGTTGCCGGAAAGCGCGGAGATCAACACGGAGATTTTATAACTCTTCACGAAAGAATAGCTGAGTTATGGACTGTTTTTTTAAAAACAGAAATAAGTCCTGAACAAGTTGCTTTTTGCATGGTTCTGTTGAAGTTGGCTAGGAAAGAAGTCGGGGCAAAGAATGATGACGATTTAGTTGACGCTGTAGCCTACGCTGGCATATGGAGCGATCTTGCCAGTCATAAACTGGAGAAGAGTTAATGAGAGAAGATCTGTTTGACGAAACAACGTGGACTCCTCCAGACACTTTGGTAGATCTGTCTAAAGAGAAGGTTATTGCAATAGATGTAGAGACACGGGATCCAAACCTTATAACGAAGGGTCCTGGGTGGGTAAGGGACGATGGTCAGTTGATAGGGATTGCTGTAGCGTCAGACGATTGGAATGCTTACTTGCCGATAGCTCACGAGGGTGGAGACAACATGTCTAAAAAAACCGTATGTACGTGGTTACAGGCACAATTGGATCACGGCATAGACGTAGTTTTCCATAACGCACAGTATGATATGGGGTGGTTACTTAGTGAGGGGATTGAAGTTAAAGGCAAAATCTTGGATACTATGATTGCCGCACCACTTCTGGATGAGAACAGATTTAGTTATGCTCTAAACGCTTTGGGTGCAACGTACCTAGGCGAGAAGAAACAAGAGGAGGATCTTAAAAGGGCAGCTGGGCAACATGGCGTAGACGCCAAAAAAGAAATGTGGAAACTTCCGGCATCCAGAGTTGCCTTGTACGCTGAAACAGATGCGAGACTGACCCTTGAACTTTGGAAGGTATTAACCAAAAAATTAGAACAGGAAGACTGCGACAAGATTTTAGATCTTGAGCTACGGTTGTTACCAACTGTATTCGAGATGAGGAAAAGAGGCGTAAGAGTAGATGTAGAAAAAGCACAGGAGACAAAAAAATATTTACAATCAAAAGAAGATGGACTTTTAAAAAAGGTACATGATGAGACGAATATTTGGCTGGAGCCTTGGAATGCTAAATCGTTGGCGTCTGTTTTTGATAAGCTTGGCTTGTCATACCAGAGAACATCTAAAACAGGTGCGCCTAGCTTTACGAAACACTTTCTGCGAAACCATTCCCATCCAATTGCGAAAGATGTACTGGAGATTCGGGAGTACAACAAGGCTAACACGACATTTGTGGACACAATTATTTCTCATGAGTATCGTGGCCGTATTCATTGTGAGTTTAATCAGTTAAGGTCAGACGAGGGCGGAACTGTCTCTGGACGATTTTCATCGAGTCATCCTAATTTACAGCAAGTACCTTCTAGACATCCTGAGATAAAGAAAATGATACGTGGGTTGTTTATCCCAGAGGAGGGTTGCAGATGGGGCAGTTTTGATTACAGCGCACAAGAGCCTCGCTGGTTGATGCATTATGCTTCAATGACACCAGCCACTAGGGAGAACGAAAAGGTAATAGAGATTGTTGACCAGTACCAAAAGACAGAACTGGACTTTCATCAGATGGTTGCTGATATTGCAGATGTCGATAGATCTACTGCCAAGACAATTAATCTTGGCATCATGTATGGTATGGGTCTTGGTAAGCTGGCCAATGTCATGGGTAACATATCGTTTGAAGAAGCCAGACAAATACGGGATGAGTATGATGAAAAGGTTCCCTTTATTCGTGCTATGGCAGCGGCTGTGATGGAAGTGGCATCTAAAAGAAAAGAAGTTAGGACATTACTGGGAAGAAAGTGCAGGTTTCCAATGAGGGAGTTAAAGGGATTTAACAGAGATTCCAGTTCCCTTATTCACGCAGATAGGTTAGAAGAAAGGTGGAGGGATGTTTTAAACACTCCTCTTGAGGAAAGAGAAGACGGCTGGAAAGGATTTGATCCTAATAGGTTTCAGGTTGCTTTTACGTATAAATCTCTTAACCGTTTGATACAGGCATCTTCAGCTGATCAAACCAAGATGGCTATGCTCGTGTGCGCTGAAAAAGGTTTTACACCTATGCTAACAGTTCATGATGAGTTATGTTTTTCTATAAACTGGTTAGAGGAAGAGGAAGAAGTAACAAAAATTAAAGATTTGATGGAGAACTGTGTGCCTGATCTCAGAGTACCATCAAGAATTGATGTTGGAATTGGAGACAATTGGGGAGACGCAAAATGATAGTTATAGCTTTTTTAATACCTTTCTTTTTTATTTGGGAAGGAGAAGACTTTTTTAAGTTAGCAAACAAGCAAATGGAGCAAGGAGCAAAATGGCATTATGTAGGTCCGCAAGCTTTAAGCCCTCCCGCCAAATCTTTACCGCTTCAGTGCGTAGACGAAAATGATGTACCTTGCAGTGAGCCGTTTATTCTTTGGAAATTAAAAAATGAAGAAGGTGATTAGCAGAAAGAAAAAAGATTTTATATGGTACGTTAAGTGGGGGTCATCAATAACATTGTTGGTGGCTATGACACTTACAGCGCAAAATATATTTCCCGTTAATCTTTATCTTCACATACTTGGAACAATAGGGTGGTTGGTAGTTTCTATGGCATGGAACGATAGAGCCTTAATAGTGGTCAACGCTGTAGCACTATCTATTTTTGCAAACGGAATACTGGCTATTTCTTAATTAACTATTCCCTCTTCATCAAACACGCCAGATTCTTCCAATCCGCCAATATCAACTCCGGCTATACCTTCTCCTGAAAGAGGAGCAAGATCTTGTCTTGTAACAGGTGCTGTTACTCTTTCTTGAACTTTTTGCAAATCTTCTGGTGAAATAAAACCAGAACCACCATCAAAACCAGGAGTCGTAGAGGGGCTTGGTCCAACAGGTGTTGAATCATCTCCCCTAAAAAAATTAAAAAGTGAAAAGGCGAGTCCAAGAGGACCTAAAAAATTTGCCAGCGTTCCAAGACCACCTTTAACTCCCAAAGCTTTAAGACCTTGACCAGCTGCGCTCATCATAAAACTTGGATCTTGAACTTTTTCTATAGCCAATTCTTTTATAGCGTTAGCAGGATCACTTTGAATTTTGTCTAATGTTTCTTGAAGAGTTCCTTCTCTAGCGTTGTCTCTTATAGACCCTCTTAAACCAAGATCTTCAGTTTCTCCAGCAGCACCAGCTAATATGTCAGCTTGATTAAAAGCTTGTTCTGGATTTCCTACAGCCATTACACCTTCTTGTTGAGTGACTGGTTCCATAGGACTAAAGCTAGGTATACTTATTGATGGTATACCAGCAAGACCTGTTACACGGTCAAAAGGACTATCTGCCATTCTTTTTATTCCACCTCTTGTTCCATATCC